CATCTTTTGACAACCTCATCAACTCAGCATCTGTAGGATTCATAACGATAGCATTAGGAACAAATACACTGTTTTGTCCTGCGTTTGCGATCTGTACAATACCTGTAGAAATCACATCGTATATAGTTGCAGCCGTTCCAAACAGTCCAGCAAATCCACCCGCAGCATAATTAGGAGCTACCAAATCAACACCGCTAAAGTTTTGACCAGTACCATCACCAAGTAACGCTTGTTCATCTAATTGAAGCTCAACATTTTTCAATGAAAAGTTTCTTATCTCAGCAGAAATAAAAGATACATCCTCTAAGGCTTCTCTTGTTACGCGCATAGAATCACCAATTTTTCTAAGTGGCAATAATATTTCTTCCCACGTAATAGCAGACTCAGAAATTACAGCACTCTCAGCAACAGGAGCAGCGTTATCAGTTTGTGCAGCTTCTTGCCAATACCTAATAGTCCCGTTTGAATCTGGACCTAAAGTAGCTTGGTTAAACAAATCACTTACCGCGTTATTCCTTCTTGGAATGTGAGCTAATCCAGCTACATCCGAAGCCATTGTATTATCAGCTACAGACGCTCTAGTTACCTCTGTCTTTAAGTTCAAAGCAAACTTATCTCCCTTTTCAGTCATAAAGTTAGCTATAGAATCCTTAGACTTAGCCCAAACAGCTCTTAGCTCTTGGTCGAAGTTTTTAGGTGCAGACTCAATAGCATTTGATTTTCTCAAATTAGCCATCTCCTTACCTTGTTCCAATACTGACTCCTCTAACTTTTCAACGTGCTTTCTACTAAGCTCGCCAAATTGTTCTTCAAGGGCTTTGATTGCCTCCGTACCTACTTTGCCTTCCATTTCCTTACGTAACTCCGCAGTCTCATGGCTTCCTTTTGCTATATGATACGCTGATAAATCCTCAACGTTTTTAAGGCTAGCTACCTCGTTTTCTGACAGCTTATTAAATGAACCGTCATCCTTAATCCAAATATTTTTCATCGTTTTAATATTAGTTTTTCCCTGTTATTAGGGCTTTTAAAAATTTAACTTTATCATCCTCACGTTTTAATATGTCGGCTTTTGAAGTGTCCGACTCGGACGGCTTACCAAGTGATTTAATTAAAGTACCTAATTGGTCGTAAGATTTTTGAAGCTCTAGGCCCCTTTCATCCGATATATCGGAGTTCTTTAGTAATTTTTCAAGGCTTTTGAATATCTTGCCTACATCTTCAAGGCTTTTTATGCCCGTCACAGGGGTTTGTGAGTTAGCTCCCCAATGCGTCAGGCTGGAAACTTCCCACAATTTAACCTCTGTAATTATATTCGCGTCCCTATCCTTGCTGAATGACTCGTTAATAGTTTGGAATCCGTGTGAATGTTCCGATATAATACCCTCCTTATATTCTATTAACGTGTCTTTACCTAGTGTAGACTTAGACATCTGAGACACCGCAAAGGCTCCTTTTTCGTCTTCGCCTAATTCTAATATCTTGCCTACAGCTAACTTAGGATCATGATTCTTGAAGTGTTTAATACGGGATAGGTTCTCTTTGATCGACTTAGTAAATGCTCCTTTTTGTAATATATCTCCATCACTATCCTTATTCCCAAATGATGAAAAATAAAAAGAGACGATCCCTTTAGAGTCATCTAAGTCTTTTAATTCTAGTCCACAGCTTTTAAAGTTCTTGTTCATATTACAAATTTAGCCTTATTTATTTAAGCAAACTTAATACCTCTTCGTCGCTCATTTTCTCAATGAATTTATTAGCCAACAACGGAGATACACTTTTTAGTATTTCTAAAGTATTATTCTTTTTACCAGCAGGGGCCACTATTTTCTCTGCATCTTCTTTGGTGTATCCATATTGATTGACTAATAATAACACCTTAGCCTCTGAGCTTACCGGCATGCCTAGCACTATATTGACACCCTGTAATACGCTTCTATCTTTGTCGGCTTTCGCTTTTTCATCTTCCTGTAATGCTCCGATATGCGATAAATCTTGTGTTACTATATATTTCACACCGTCCTGCCTTGACCACTGAGACACTATTTCGTTATTAAATTTCGCTAACAATCTCCTATCTATCGGTAGTACTGCATTCTCATAGAACGCTTTCAGTGCTGTTTTTTGATTGGCAAATGTTTTATTTGCAGGGTCATTAAATAGCTCAGATGGTGCACCAAATACGTTACACAATATTCTTAGGTTCTCTATGCCCGTTTCTAATATCTTCAAATCGGATGAGGACATTCCTAGCTGTATAAATTTCGCCTTAGATTTACCAGCAATTAACCTATTGAAATTCTTAGCCCCTGACATCATTCTGTCCAATAAGCCTTGCTGTATATCCCTTTCGTCTTTTGTTGCTACAATATCGGACTCATTAGTTATAATACCAGCAGCTCCCCTATTTTTCATCATAGAATCCTGCGCTATAGCCCTTTGGTTATCTCCTGAAAGTGTAAGCCATGCAGCCGTTAACGGAGACATCCCTCTCAGTGACTCTATGCCCTCTGTCGTTGGGTTGAAGTATTTAAGATGTATTATCTCCTCTGTAGAAAATGATTCTTTTATCCTGCCTAATTCAAAAACATAACCCGTAGGAGTTAACGGGTTATCATTTGTTTTGGTAACCTCCATTAATTGACTAGGCAATACCCTTAAATCCCTAGTCGCTTTAAAGCCTATTATCTCCTGCGGGTTCCAAAATAAATCACCTGTACTACAAATATATCCGTAAGAGCTTTCTTTAAAATCTTTTTGGGTTTGCCTTTCATTTGGGTTATTAACAAAATTAAAGAATTTGCCTTTTGTAACTAACTTTGTAGTGCCATCACTGTTTAATATTTTGGGGACCCAAGGTATATCCGATCCGCTTTCCATTATTTTTTTAATAATGGAATACGCTTGAGAATTGGCCTCATACCCTTCTTTTAATAGAATATTATCCTCTTTTTGTCCTGAGTTGCCATCAAACCCTATTACTGTAAGGTTGCCGTTTACTAAGTTCCTATGTTCGCCAGTAGTCAAGGTATTTATTACTTGGTGCTTTACCCCAAAACCTCTACCCATGGCCTTAATAATCTTCGGTATTTTCATGTATACATTTGGTACAAAATTACATAAATTATAATAAGCCTGTTGAAGTGGTTAGCCTCTCGAATGAATACCTGACCCCGTCAATTAAATGATTGTACTTATCAATCGGAATCCCTGCTTTCATTCCCGCTTTACCATTCCAAATATAGTTATTTAATTCTGTCTTTAAATTAGGGCTATCTCCGCAAACGATTATAGTATAGTCCATCATATTTTTAAGCCCCCTCTTTATGCTTCCCGCGCCTTTTGTGCATGGAGATACGTTGATATTGTCGCTAATTAAATCATTGATTAGCCTAGTTTCTGCAGAATCGGCTACTATCAAATCGCCCTTTTCCGTGTATTCTGTTAGCATCCCCTTGATGGCTTCCGTACTTAGTTCTGTTAAATAAAATTTCTCATAAACGTATATTAATTTTTTCTTATTGTCTACAGCCACCTTGCTTAATGCTGTTGGGTCTGGTGAAAATCCAAAGTCAAGCCCGTGAACATAAGGCAAAGACTCATCAAATACGCCCTCTCTCCAATTAGGCAATATAACCCCCTCGGCCTTTTCTAGCCATCCACCAATATAGTTATGATAGTAGTGCTTAGGGTTTTCTACCTTAGACTTATTCGCCTTATCAATCCAACTCTTAGGCAAATAATCCATCCTTTCTGCTAAATGGTATGTCGTGTGTATGTGCTCAACATCTGGGTGGTTGCTTACTGTGACATCGTAACCCTCAACCCTTTTTTGTTTATTGTTTGGCAGTATCCATCTCTTATAAATAAAATGCTCTGGCGTTGTGGCGTTTGTGATCCATATAATTCTGTTCTTAGCATCGTTGCTACGTATAGAATCGTCTATAGTGTCGAAGGTTTTCTCGTCCGTGAACTCCTCCCCTTCATCTATTACCATCGTAGTAAGACCAGGAATAGATTTAAGCGTTGCCGTCTGGTTTCCTGAGCTTGTTTTAACACCTGCGAATAGAATAAATGAGCCTGTTATTTTGTTTATGACTCTATCGCCTCTAAACTGGAATACATCATGTGAATTATTACGCTGTATAGCTTCTTTAAATTCTGGTATGATAGACTTTTCCGCGCTTGTCATTGTGTACCTGAGAAACAATATGCCGTGACCTTTTTCGTATGTTAGCCTAGATATAAAGTCGTGTATACTGGTAGACTTTAGCGAACCTCTACCCCCTGTGATTAAAAAATACCTCTTTGTTGATGTGTATAACGGCTTATAAGCCTCACTTATCTGTATCATTCTTTACCCATTGGATAGGTATTATTGAATCCCCATTAGACGTAACGTCTAGCTCACTTTTTTCTATATAGCCTCTATGCTTACCTTTTGTTTTTAAGTAGAATATAGTTGATGAAGGTATACCCTCTTTTATTTGCTTGTGTAGTGAACTTTCGGCAAAGTCTAAGGCTACATTGCTCAATTCATTAACCGCCTCAGCAAACTCTTCATCATGTTTTAGCCACTCATAGAATTGAGTCCTGCCTATCCCTGTGCTTTTGCACGCTACCGTAACAACTCCAAGCGATTTTTCTAACGCTTTAATTATTGATTTTTTATGATGTTCGGTTCTGTTTTGGTTAGTCATTGTTTTTATGTATTTATCTTTGTCTCTTTTTGCACACGCTAGAGACTCAATTAGTTCCTTAAAATTAACTCTTTTTTCGCTTCTTCTGGTCCATCGAAATATATATTGTATCTCCCTAGTATGTTCCTTTTAAAGCATGGTACTACATTTTTATCAGTATCCAGATTTTCGGGCCTTACTACAATAAACGGCCTGTCTAGTAATACGCTGTATTTGCTTGTATGTTTAAGGTTATTCTCCATGCGTTCGTTTATGTTAAGCATCTCTATCCAATCAATAAACAGCATTTTATTACGATGGAATACTAATCTTTTTTTGTTTTCCATGCCTTAAATATACAAATATCTTATATGTGAGTGTTCTTTATCCCCCTGTT